AAAAAAAAATCAATAAAAGAATTTTTAATGTAAAAATAAACAGACTTAAAAAAAATCAATTAAAATATAGAAAACAAAAAAAAATAATAAAATTACCATTAATAATAGATTTAAGAGAAAAATGTCAACCAATATTAGATCAAGGTAATCTTGGATCATGTACTGCTAATGCATTAGTATCAATAGTTGGTTATGATAAAAAAAGTTTATTTGGTTCAAGATTATTTTTATATTATAATGAAAGAATGTTAATAAATACAATTCATAATGATTCGGGTGCTTATTTATCAGATGGAATTAAAACATTACAAACATATGGTATTTGTCAAGAATCATCTTGGCCTTATGATATTAGTAAATTTACAGAGAAACCACCTAATAATTGTTATGAAGAAGCTTTAGAAAATCAAGCTTTAATAGTTGAAAATATAGATAACACAATAATATCAATGAAAACTAGTTTAGCAAACAATGAACCATTTGTTGTTGGTATAGCAATATATTCATCATTTCAAACAATAAATGTAGAAAAAACTGGTATTGTACCAATGCCTTCAAAAAAAGATTATTTATTAGGTGGTCATGCAGTAGTTTGTGTAGGATATGATGAAAGAAAAAAAATATGGATAATGAGAAATTCATGGGGTACTAATTGGGGAGATAAAGGTTATTTTTATTTGCCTTATAATTATTTAATAGATGATACATTATCATCAGATTTATGGATAATAAAACAAATGGAAATGTAAATTAATAAATATTAATAATTTTCCCAACAGCTTTAATTTTACCTTCTCTAAATATCAATTTCATTCCTGGTTTAATATATTCTGGTTTTGCTATAAATTCTAAATCAACTGTAGCTTTATCACCACTTCTTAATATATTATCATTTTCTTTATTAATTATATTTGACATTTTAACTGACTGTCTTACTTGTTCAATATGTACAAATGGTTGATATCCATCTTTTATTGTTGTAGGTGAATGTAATATATATATTTCAGCTTTAAATTTTTTAACAGCTAATTTTAATTCATTATTATCTGTTATTAAAACCATTCCTTTTTTTATATCTCTTCTATTAATATTTTTAAGTGAAACACATATATATGTACCTGCTTTTGCTTCTTTTATTTCTTTATAATTCAAATGTATTGATCTTACTTTAACATTTTTATATGTTGAATCATGAAAAGGTCCTAAGAGTAAATTATCATTTAGTTGAATTGTTCCACTTTTTAACATCCCAGAAACAATTGATGCGTGTCCTGCAACAGAATACTTATTATCAATTAACATTTCCACATGTTGATCAATATTTTGATTATATTCATTACGCACTGGTAATAAATTAAAAAGTGATTTAAGTAAATCTAAATTAAAATTAGTTACATTTGAAATTTGCATTATTGGAACAATTGAATCTGATTTGATATTTTTTATAACGTTAATAATATCAGCTTTATCTTTAATATGATATGGGACTTTTCTCATTCTGTTTTTACACATATTATTTATTTTTTGCATAGTTTCTTCAAGAACATTTTCAGGTACAATATCAATTTTTGTAACTAAAATAATAAATGGAATTTTAAGATTAATACATAAACCAATATGTTCACGTGTCATATGATTAATACCCATATTTGCACCAATCATAATCAAACAATAATCTGGATATAATGACGTTAATCCATAAATAGTAGTTCTTAAATATTTTTCATGTCCTGCAAGATCGTAAAATGAAATTACTTTAGCTGACTTACTTGCTATTTCTGACCAAACAGTTGAATTTGATTTTTCTAATTTATCATTTATAATATTACCATTTTTATCAAACCCCATAATTTGATGTCCTATTGAACTTGTTCTACCTGAACTTATTTCATGTTTGTAATTAAATACATGTACTCTTGCTTTTCCTCTACCATCATCAAGAATACCTTTAGTTAATGTTCCTATCGTTGTTGATTTTCCACTATCTACATTTCCAGCTACACCAATTTTTAAATCAATATAATCATTTTTATCATTTTCTCTAATTAAAAATTCACCAGCCCATTTATTATTTTTAGAATTTTCCGATATTATTATTACACAAGAATTTATTTTGCTTGCAATTAAGTTTAAATTTGTTATTGATTCTTTATATTCTTCTTCAGTAATACCAATTATACATCCATCATCACCAACGCCAATAAAATAAAATGCTTCACCCATACCTTCGTAAAGTCTATATTTCATTTGTGTAATCCTTCTATTTAGTGTATCATTATCTAAATTTATTAACAATTTTTTATATTCAATATTACCATCATCTTTTTCTTTTCCAAGTATTTCGTCAAATAAACAATTTGTTGTCATATCATTATATATTAGAGTTGCTTTAGCTAATTTGTAAAAAAATATAATATAAAGAATTTTTTATCAATTAAATAAACTAAAAAAAATTGATTAATAAATTTTTATAAATTAATTATTAATAGTATGAGTGATTCAGATAATTTAGAGAGATTTCAAATTATTATTGAAAGATATAATATAAATGATTTTTTTGCTATTGAATTAAATAAATTAGAACATTTTGAAATATGTATAATTTGTGATGATTCTAGTTCTATGTTAAATCTAGTTAAAAATCCTATATTTAATTCAGGAAAAACAAGATGGAATGAAGTACAAACTTCACTTAAAATTATAACTGATTTAGCATCGATATTTGATAATAATGCTATAGATATATATTACTTAAATAGACCTGCAATTAAAAATTTATATAGATCTGAAGATATAAGTAATTATAAAAGTTTTTTTGATGAACCAGAGGGGTTTACGCCATTAGCAGAAAGATTTCAAGAGGTTTTAAATAGTAAAAAAAATTTTGAAAGAAATTTACTAATTATTATTTTTACAGATGGACAACCTAATAATTTAAAATTATTTATGGATGTATTAAAAAATCGTGAATCTAATTATAAAATATTTATTTCAATTGTTTCATGTACAGATGATCCTGAATGTGTTAGATATTTTAATGATTTGAATAAAGAAATAAAACATGTACTAGTTTATGATGATTATAATACAAAGAAAAAAAGAATTGAAAAAGTTCAAGGTAAAAAATTTAATTATACTTTTGGAGATTATATAGCAGAAATATTAATTAGTTCTATTAACAAAAATATGGATAAAATAGATGCAGTAAAATCAAATATAAAACAATTAGATACAATAAATAAAAAAAATGAATTTTGTTTTATATGTTAAACAATGGGTTTTATAATAAAAGATAGTGAATATGAATAATATAATTAAAAAACATAATATTAATTTTTTCTTTTCTAAATATTTAACAGACTTAGAAAATTATAAAATATCTGTAATTTGTGATGATTCTGGTTCAATGTGTAATCCAGTTAAAAAAATAAAATTAAATGTCAACAAAAAAATATTAATTTATTTGGTAATTAAATTTTTCTAAATTAATTTAATGAATGATAAAATTGATAAAATACTAAAAAATAATTATCCAATCAAAACTTCTTTTAATGATATAAATAATATGTCTCATTTTTATATTTTATTTAATGATTGGAATAAATTCATACCTTTTCAATTAAATATTGAAGGTAAAATTAATAATAATTATATCACAAAAGTTATAACTAAAAATAATACATTAAAATGGAAAGATTATTTACTTGTTTATATTTCATTTTTGAACAAAAATTATAATCCATGTATTAGTGAAAATAAATTTTTATGTTTATTACATACTTATAGTTTTATTGACGAATTAAATATACAAAAATTAATTTTAGACAATAATGTAATTATTGAAATTAGTTATACTAAAAATATAAAACATAATTTAATATGGAATGAAAAAATATCTAAAAAAATAGATAAAGATAATAATTTTTATTTTGAATCTTTTAATGTTAATCAAAATAAAAAAAATCTAAAAACAGAAATTATAAGATTATTTATAAATAGAAATAATTATAAAACCATTCACTTTCATTTAGATAATAATGGAGGTGGTGATTTAGTTCCTGTGCATTTAATATTAAGATGTTTATGTGGGAAAAAAGAAAAATGGATGAAAAATATAAAAAAAATATTAACTAATAAAAATATTATAGAATGGAATTGTTGGAATGAAAATGATCAACTTGTTAAAAATCTAGATTTAGATTTTATTCCTAATTATAACAATAAATATACTGGTAAAATTTATTTATATATGAATAAACAAAATGGCAGTGCTGCATGGTTTTTTATTACTTATTTAATATATGCATTTTCTGATAAAATTAAAAGATATCATAAAAAATGTTTTGGACAGATAATTAAATTTGGTAATATTGAAAGTAAACAATTAGTTCTTAGAGGACATTCAGGAACAACATCAGGTGATGGCAATAGTATTGAAATAAATATAAATAAAATTAAAATTATATGTCCAACTGAACAGTTTCTTAGTTGTTCAATAAAAAATAAAGATTGGAACAGATTTTGGTTTTAATATAGTTTAATAACAATAACACTGATTTAATTATTAAATTTTTATTTTAGTATGGTTAACGTGTTTTACCAGTTCTGTAATATTCAAATTTCATTTGAACTAATAATTGTTATTTTAGCAGAAACAAAATTTGTTTTATCAGTAACCGCATTTTTCTAAATAAATTTATTTAAAATTAGGAATCTTGTATAAAAAAATGAAAATATAAATAATTATTGTAATATTTGGTTTGCATGAATTTTACAATAGAAGATAGTGAAGTTAATGAAATAATAAATGAAGTAAAACGAATATACTATGTATCAAATACATATCTAAATAATATAGTAGGAACATATATAGAAGAAAAGAAAATAAAAGTATTGGATGATTCAATAATGTATGATGATGAAATCATTGGTGAACTTCAAATAATACATTTACAAACTGCAATATCATCATATATAAGTAAAAATAATAAAAACGTAAATGAATTACAAAAAATTGTTAATAAAGGTACGGAATATGTAATGGATTATATATCTTCTAAAGTTAAACCAGAAAAATATGATTTAGCAAAAAAATATTTACATAATAAATTAGAAGAAAAACTTAGTGAAGAATTTATTATATATTTTTGTGCTTTTTCAAATTAAAATATTTTTTTATTATAAAGTGTTAATTTAGATTCTTTTATATTGTATAAATCTGTAAAAAAATTGATAAAGTAATATTATTAAAATAGTTATTAAATATTATGACAATTGAATTTCAAATATATGATTTTGTAGAAGATCACGATATTGTTGATATAGATACAGAAGATGACCATAAACCATTAGGTGATTATATAATTCATGTTTTTGGACGCACCGAAGAAGGTAAGTCAGTATATACAAAAATTACAGGTTTTACACCACATTTTTATCTAAGTTTGCCAGAATCATGGGAAAAGTTATCAAAACAAGAGATAAATAAAAAACTTGAAACTATGGAAAAATGGTTTAAAAGTAAAGAAAATAAAAAAATTTGGATGAGACATAGAGATACATTACAAAGTATTGATCTAGTAAAAAGAAAGAAAGCAGAAGGATTTACAAATGGAAAAGAATTTAATTTTGCTAGATTAATATTTAATAATAGTTTTGGTATGAAAAAATTTGCATACTTGTTAGAAAATGAAATTATGATTCCTGGTATAACCAATAAACCAACAAAATTTAAATTATATGAAAGTAATTTAACACCAATGTTACGTTGTTTTCACATAAGAAAAATTAGAGGATGTGATTGGGTAAGTATAGAGAATTACAAAAAAATAAAAAATTCAAATAAAGCATCAACTTGTGAATTAGAATTTAGTGTTGATTGGCAAAATATTTCTCCAATTAAAAAAGATATTAATGCACCATTAGTTATAGCTTCATTTGATATTGAATGTTTTTCACATGATGGTGAATTTCCACAAGCAAGTAGGAAAAAAGATTGTATAATTCAAATAGGTATGACATATACAAAACTAGGAGAAAGTATACCATATAGAAAATGGATTGCTTGTTTAGAACAAACTTCTAAATTTGATAACGAAACAATTGTTGAATCATTTGATTCTGAACAAGAATTAATTGATAGCTGGATTAAAGAAATTAATGATAATGATTGTGATATAATAACTGGATATAATATATTCGGTTTTGATGAAAAATATATTTTTGATAGATGTAATAAAATATTAAATATGAAAACTGATATTGGTTATATTTCAAAATTAAAAGATCGTTGTTGTGAATTTAAAGAAAGAAAATTAGAATCATCAGCACTTGGTGAAAATCATTTGTCTTTTTGGGATACACCTGGAAGAGTACATATAGATTTAATGAAAGATATTCAAAAAACATTTAATTTTACTTCTTATAAACTAGATTCTATGTTAGCACATTTTGTAAGAGGTGAAATTTTAACTTTTAGAAAATTAAATGAAAATAATGAATTTGAATTTATATGTAAATCTGTTGATGATATTCAATTAAATGATTATATACATATTGAAGTAATTAAAGGTTTTGTATCGGATGAAGTTGGTGAAAAATATTTAGTAATTTCAATTGATAGAAATGAAAAGAAATTAATTGTTAAAGGTGATAGTATTCTAGATGCTGAATTAGAAATTTCTAGACATGGTGGTAAAATTTATTGGACACAAGCAAAAGATGATGTAGGACCAAAAGATATTTTCAGAATGCAAAAACAAGGTCCAAATGAAAGAGCTATTGTAGCAAAATACTGTGTGAAAGATTGTTCAGCAGTAAATCTTTTAATGAACAAATTACAAGTAGTTACTAAAAATATTGCAATGGCAAATGTATCATCAGTTCCATTAAGTTATCTTTTTTCAAGAGGACAAGGAATTAAACTATTTTCATTGACTCTAAAACAATATAGAGAAGATGGGTATGTTTTTCCAGTTATTAAAGCCAAAAAAGATAAAGAAGGAAATACAATTAAAGAAGATAGTTATGAAGGTGCTATTGTATTTGATCCTGTACCACAAATTGATTATGAAGCTAACTCTACAAAAGATTATGCATCACTTTATCCTTCATCAATTTTACAAAAAAATATGAGTCATGAAAGTGAAGTACTTGATCCATCATATGATAATTTAGAAGGTATTACATATTATAATGCATCTTTTAAAGAAAATGATGGAACAACTAAATATTGTAGATTTGCTAAAGTAAGTAATCAATTATCTGTTGTACCAAAAATTTTAGATAATTTAATGAAAGAACGTAAAGCTATTAAAAAATTAATGAAGAATGAAACAAATCCTTTTAAATATATGATTCTTGATGCACAACAATTAGCAGTTAAAGTTACTGCTAATTCATTATATGGACAGTTAGGTGCAAGTGTATCACCAATTGCTAATAGAAATATTGCAGCATGTACCACATCAACTGGACGTGAAATGTTATTATTTGCAAAGAAATATGATGAAGAAATTTTACCTTGGTTAATAAATGGTTTTAAAAATGCTTATGCAAATAATAATGAAGAACAAGTTAATAAATTATTAGATTATGAACTTAAAGCAAGAGATGATACTGAACTTATTGAAAGAATTAAAAAATATTGTAGTGAAAGTATTAAGAATTATATTTTTCAACCAATAATTCGATATGGTGATAGTGTTACATCTTATACACCAATTTATGTCAAAGTAAATAATCAAGTTGAAATATTAACTATTGATGAACTTGGTAAAAAATATGGTAATAATAATTGGCTAAAATGCGTAGAAGATGGTAAACAAGATAAAGAATTTTGTGAATTATATAATGTTGAAACTTGGTCTGATTCTGGTTGGACTAAAGTCCACCGTGTTATTAGACATGATCTTGATCCAAGTAAAAAAATATTACGTATTAGTACATTACAAGGTGTAGTTGATGTAACTGATGATCATTCACTTTTAACATTTGATAAAAAAGTTATTAGTCCAAAAGATTTAAAAATTGATCAAGGTCTATGTTTATATAGGTTGAATGAAATTGCTTCTAATAATAAATTTTCCGATATTAATAATAAATTTTCCGATATTAATAATAAATTTTCCGATATTAATCAAGTTTTTACGGTTCATGTTGAAACTATGATAGAAGCAAGTAATTATGTTAATTACTTAAACAGTATTAATTATTTCAATTATAAAATTAAATGCGGTGATGATAAAAGTATTATTATTAGTATTGGTCTTAAAAATAATGGTTCAGTAAGTGCTGTTAGATCAATAAAAGAAATAAATTATAATGGATATGTATATGATTTAACTACTGATAATCATCATTTTGCAGCTGGTGTTGGAAACATGATTGTACATAATACAGATAGTGTATTTTGTTGCTTCCGCTTCAGAACTAGTTGTGAAGAACTTGATAATAAAAAATCACTTAAACTTTTTAAACAAGTTATGCAATTTTCAAAAGAACTCATATCACCATTAATGGTTGATGATGAAGCTGAAGTATTTATTGATACATTTAATAAATATTATTCAGATGATAAAATAGATTGTTTGACTTTACCAGATAAAATAAAAGTACCTCCTATACCAAATGATTATAAAATTATATTACCATTAAGTGATAGAATTAAACAATTTACAAAAGAATTTATATTTGAAAACTATTTTTCATGGTTATGGACTTTACAAGAAGTTGTAACAAAAAACTTTTCAAATATGGAAAAAAAATTATTTGACTGGGCAGAATATTTACTTCAAAAAAGTAGATTAACATTTAATGATTTAAAAGAGAAAAGAAAAGATGAAGTTATACCACAATTATCAGACTTTATTGAAAAACAATATTATGATAAAGCTTATGGTAAAGTGATATGGACTAAACCAAGTCCTGAATTTATTACAAGTTTTGTTGAAAAACTTAAAACTGTTTTTGCAGGAGAATATGAAAAACCCGATATAGATCCTGAAAAAATAAATACAGATATCACGAGAATAACGAAAAACTTTTTAGAAAATAAACTTAAAGAAGATTGGATTAATGCATGTGAATCACATGATTGTGAATTAACAAAAGCAAAAAAGAAACTTAAGCGTGAAAGAAGTTTTAATAATAAATCATTGAAAGAATTATTAATAGGATTTATTGAAACAAGTCTAAAATTAACTTTTGATAAATATAAGGTTGAACATGAAAACAAAATCAAAAATTTCATTAATACTATATTAAAAGATAATTGGTTACAACCATACTGGACAATTGAAAATGACAAAAGAGTTTATCATATGAAAGTTTATAATGGAGGATATTCTATAATTGAAAAACCTACATTAGATTTATCAATTGAAATAGGTGAAATATCTGGTGAATTAGTTAAAAGCAGATTACCATTTCCACATGATCTTGAATATGAAAAAACTTTCTGGCCATTTTTAATTTTAACAAAAAAACGTTATGTTGGTAATAAATATGAATTTGATCCAAATAAATTCAAACAAGATTTTATGGGTATTGTTCTTAAAAGACGTGATAATGCACCAATTGTAAAAGAAATTTGTAGCGGTATAATTAATTACTTGATTAATAAAAAAGATCCATTTGGTGCTAAAGAATTTGCAGAACAATGTTTAGAAGATATGTTTCAAGGTAAATATGATATTAAATATTTTTTACAAAGCAGAAATCTTAAATCAAAAGAAAGTTATGCAGATTGGACCAAACTACCTCATGTATTCCTTGCTGAAAAAATTGGTCAAAGAGATCCGGGTAATAAACCTCAATCTGGTGATAGAATTGAGTTTGCAGTATGTGTACCTTCAAACTTTGATCCTAAAAAGAAATATTTACAAGGAGAATTAGTTGAAACACCAGCATTTATTAAACAAAATAAAATTCCTATTAATTATATGTTTTATATGGAAAATCAAATTATGAATCCTGCATTACAATTCCTTGAATTAGTTGATCCTAATGCAAAAGAATTATTTATTAAAATGAAAGATAAATATGGTATTCCTAAAGAAAAGAAATCTAAAGTTACTAAAACACCAAAAATTAAAAAATCTGTTGACCCAATAACAATTGAACAAACTGAAGAAGAACCTGTAATGTTTAATGAAACTAAAACTATTAAAAAGAAAAATAAAACTAAGGAGATTGAAGTAGCTAAAGAACAAGATGTTGAAGTTAAGAAAAATAAAAAAAAAAATATAGTAGAACAAGTTATTGAAATTAAGAAAAAGAAAACCAAAGATATAGAAGTAGTTGAAGAACCAGTTGTTGAACTTAAGAAAAAGAAAACCAAAGATATAGAAGTAGTTGAAGAACCAGTTGTTGAACTTAAGAAAAAGAAAACCAAAGATATAGAAGTAGCTGAAGAACCAGTTATTGAACTTAAGAAAAAGAAAACCAAAGATATAGAAGTAGCTGAAGAACTAAATAAAAAAAAATATATAGGAGAACAAGTTATTGAAATTAAGAAAAAGAAAACCAAAGATATAGAAGTTGTTGAAGAACCAGTTATTGAAGTTAAGAAAAAGAAAACTAAAGATATAGAAGTTGTTGAAGAACCAGTTATTGAAGTTAAGAAAAAGAAAACTAAAGATATAGAAGTTGTTGAAGAACCAGTTATTGAAATTAAGAAAAAGAAAACCAAAGATATAGAAGTTGTTGAAGAACCAGTTATTGAAATTAAGAAAAAGAAAACCAAAGATATAGAAGAACAAGTTGTTGGAGTTAAGAAAAAGAAAACTAAAGAAATTAAAGTATTAGATGATAAATCTTATAGTGTAGTTTCCGCTAATAAAATATTTGATCTTAAGAAAAAAGAAACTCACCAAGATGATAAAAATTAAAAAAAATTGAAAATTTAATTTAAAATAATACTGTATCATTAATTATGTCGTCTTTTGCAGAAATATTAATGAAAAATAATAAAGCGAGTAAAAATGTAAACATAAATATGTTAAATTCTAAAGTTGCAAGTACACCAGAAAATAATAATTCACAAAAATCAGAAACTACTATTTCACAAAAATCAGAAACTACTATTTCACAAAAATTAGAAACTAATACTTCTCCACCAAAGAAATTAAGGATTAGTGAAGCTCAATATAAAAAGAAACTTGAAAAAAAAGCATCAAAAAAAGCTGAAAAAGAAGCATTAGATAAAGAACTATCAGATAAATTTGAAGAAGAAGAAAGAGTAGCATCATCATATGCCCAAAAAGCATATGATGAAGAATATACTGTTGCATGGATTGAAGAATCAAAACCTGAAAATGCTATTAAGCGTGCTCAAAAAGCTTATAATAAAGCATATAGTGCTAAACTTGATTCAATTAGAAAACCTAAAGATAAAATTGAATTAGTACCAGTTGTTAATGAAGATTATTTATTAGAAGATTCAGAAATTGAGGAAGAATTACCACCAATTGAACAAAAACCTTTTACTGAAAAAAAAATTATTGAAATTTTAAATTTAAATGATGGATTTAAATTGGTAAAAAAAAGAGATTTTAGACAAAATCAATTTGCAAAAAAACTTGAATCAAACAAAAATGAATATATTAATTCAATCTTAACAGAAAACTTGTTGCAATCTATTGAAGAAAACTTTAAAAATAATCAATCAATGGTTATAAATTTAAAAATAACAGATGATACATTAGAATCTGGAGATGATTATACGATTACAAAATCTGGCTTTTTAAAGAATAAACTATTTTCAAAATTTTTAAGTAGAGTTATTTTTAAAAAGCTAAATAAATTAAGTCTTTATGTTGATATTAAGAAAATTGATGATACATATTATAACATAATACTAACTGATAAACTTAATAAAGCTTGTTAATTATATTAGAATAATATGTTGTAGTTATTTTAGATATTTTTTGATTAATAAAAATATTATCAATATTATTTATGTCAAGTTCTGACCAATCATTTAAAATAATTATTGGTAAATTTATTATATTTGGAAAATCACTTTTAACTACAATTGGAATTGTATTTAAATATAAACATTCCCAAATACGATGTGTATCTAAACCATTACCTCTTGGACAAATTGCATATTTATGCGATGCAATTTCAATAAAATATTCTATTTTTGATTTAGAAGTATTCCATTCTAATTTATTAATTAATTTATTATAACATTCTTTTCTAGAAGGATGTGTATTTTGATTAAAGTAGAAATAAATAAATTTGGTTTTTAATATTTTATTTTTTCTAATATAATGAAATAAATTATTATCAAACCATTGTGTATTTTCTATTCCAATTGGTATAGAAATAATATTATTATCTGTAATAAATGTGTTTTGAGATAGATGAAGTTTAAAATTATATTGTTCTTTTATTTCACAATCAGAATTATGAGTAATAATTATTTTATTTTCCGTATGTGATTTAAACTTATCATAAAAGATATTCAAATCATGTGTAAAAACAAATATTGATTTATAATCATTAATATTTGATAAAGTATCAATATCATGTAATAGTTTTGAATATTTATTATTATTTGGATTCCAGCATAATGATGATTGATGACCAATTACTATATCAGCACAATTTTGTATTTTTTCCCCATTAATAATATCATAATCATTAATAAATGAGCATGAGCTTATAAAATCAATAATATTATCATTTTGTTTTAATTTGTAATATAAAATTTTATTTTCATTAAGATAAGGTATTCTTAAATTATTTTCATCATATTTCCAAATAATTTCATTTAAATCTATTTCTATATTTATTTCTTCAAAATTAATTTTAGATATATTTGTATAAATCATAATTTTATTTTCTAAAATATACGAAATTTTTGTTTTGTTTGTATTAAATAAAAAATATTGTTCTTTAATTATTTCCATTATCTATTAATTATTTATTTATGTCTAAATAACTTAAATGATAAATATAATAAATATATAATGGAAAATAATGGTCTTAACAATTTTGATATAGTTTATTATATTAATTTAAAACATAGAAAAGATAGATTTGAACATATAAATAAAGAACTTGAAAAAACAAATATTGATAAAAATAAAATTAATAGAATAGATGGTATTTATTATAAAACATTTGGAATTCTAGGTTGCGCTAAATCACATATTTTAGCTTTAGAAAGTTTTATAAAATCTGGAAAAAAAAATTGTATTATTTTTGAAGATGATTTTGAATTTACATTAACTCAAGAAGAAATTAATACATTAATAAATACTTTTTTTAATTCTAATATAAAATTTGATGTTTTGATGTTAGCAAGTAATACATTAAATGATACATCAACGCAGTATAAATTTCTTAGAAAAATAATTAATGCTCAAACTTTATCAGGTTACTGTGTAAGTAAAGAATTTGCTCCGATATTACTTAATAATTATAAAGAAAGTGTTATGATGTTAGAACGTATTGGAACTAAAATATATCAATTTTGTTTTGATATATATATGAAAAGATTACAACCAACGAGTAATTGGTATTGTGTTAATCCAAAAATAGGTAGACAGATGGAATCATATAGTGATATAGAAAATAGAGTTGTTTTTTACGATTGTTAATTGTGTTTTATTAATTAATTAAATATTTATTATTATTAATGATATTAGTAATAGACACATTTGGTGGTTTATGTAACCAAATGATGGATATTAAATCAATTGTATCTTTTGTTGATAAATATAAATTTAATTTTAGTTTTAGATTTGCAAATTTTAGAAATTTTGATTTATCATCATGGTATAATGTAAATTTCAATGAATTATTTGATGACAATTTTTTAATTGATAATATAAATTATATAAAATTTGATGAAATATCTGAAAAAATTAATAATATAAATACATTTAATTTTGAATCAAGGTGTGTAACTAATTTTTTTAATAAAACAACCAACAATGATTTATCAAATCAAATCAAAGAAATAAATAAAGATTATATTATAATTAAACAATTTTGGTGTTTATTTGATTGGTCTGACAATATAAAAAATATCAATATTTTACCAAATAAAAAAATAAAAGATATTTATGATAAATATATTAATTTAACTTTTCAAAATAATAAATATAACTTTATACATTTTAGATTTGAAAATGATTTTAAAAATTATTTTAATTTATCTGACGATGATTTAAATCTAGAATTAGTATATAATAAAATAAGTTTTAAAAATAACTATCCAATATATTTAGCAACATATTATAATTTACTTTCAACAAAAAATAAAGAAATCTGTAAAAAAAATAATTTCATAAACAAATATGAATTTATTAATTCAGAATATGAATCTATTAATTATGAAGAATGTGCATTTATAGATTATTTAATTGGTTTAAATGCTGAAGAAGTATACGGTCATAATAAATCATCATTTTCTACAACATTAAATACAATAAAAAAAACTAATAATTATTATAATTAGATAATAATACATTCAGGTTATAATGATACATTCAGGTTATAATGATACATTCAGGTTATAATGATACATTCAGGTTATAATGATACATTCAGGTTATAATAATACATTCAGGTTATAATGATACATTCAGGTTATAATGATACATTCAGGTTATAATAATACATTCA